GGGATGCCCTCGCGTTTGAGCTTTTGGATGAGGCCCGTTCCGCTCACCTTGTCCTCGACCTTGAAGGCTCGGAGCGGCCCATGATACGGCTGGGAATGATGCTTTTGCCAAAATGCGCGAGCCATCGTTTCCAGTTCCGGTGCTTCCCATTTGCCGCGCACCATGTCGAGCATGACCATCTGGTTATCCGGCGTGAAGCCCCAGCATTGAAAGACGGAATAGTCATTCTGCTCCTTTGTCTTTTGAGCGGTGTCGGCATAGATGGCGCGGTGCTTTATAGGCGGCATGGCGTCGAAGTAGCGCCACCATTCGTCTTTGAAGATGCCTCCGCCGAGTGGGGCGGGGCGTTGCATGTATTGGCCCGCGAAGACATAGGGGCTGGTGAGTTCCAGGCGGTCTAGCATCTCATCGGGGAATTGCTCCGGCCAGAAGGATTGCCCAGATTCGTCACGGGCCGGGATGACGAGGTGCTCCCATGTCTCGCCAGATCCGCCTTTGAGTAGCCAGCCGGATAGATCATCCTCGTGCAACCTTTGCATGATGATGATGATGGGGCCGTCTGGCTTGTTGAGGCGGCTCTGTATCGTGCTTTGATACCAGTCGATGACTGACTGGCGCATGACTGGCGAGGTGGCTTCGCCAGCCTTGTGCGGATCATCGATGATGATGGCACCGCCGAAGCTGTCACGCATCTTGGACGCGCCATAGCCAGTGATGGTGCCTTCCGCGCCCGTTGCATAAACGATCCCGCCAGCGGTAGTGCGGAATTCGTCCTTTGCCTTGCTGTCTTCCTGGAGCCGCAGCCACGGGAAGACGAGCCGATATGCCTCGTGCTGCATCATCGCGCGGATGTCATAGGCATTGGCCGTTGCGAGGCGCTTGGAATAGCTCGCATGGATGAACTCGGAATCGGGAGCGAGGCCCATTGACCACGCAATGAATGACTTGACGGCGATCTCGGTCTTGCCGGAGCGAGGTGGCACGTTGATGATCAAGCGTTTAATGCGTCCCGTATAGACGCGCTCGAGGGCTTTGCAGATGCGAAGCTGGTGCCAGTTGTCGAGCATGTCCACGTTGCGCTTCGAGCGGAACATATAGCGGGTGAAGTTATGCAACCGCGCCGCGAGAAGCGCATAGTCATTCGCCTTCAGCATCTTGAATCTTGTTTAATGCGATGAGCACGGCTTGCTGGATAGGGGCTTGCTGAAGCGAGCCATCTTCATTTGAGATGTCAATTGTCTCTCGCCAGCGGGCTTGCGTCTTGAGCCAGAAGATCATCGCGGTGGTGTCGCCGTCCATCGCCTTCTTGTAAAGGCGACCGGCGATGGATGCGTTGGCCTGTGCCTTGGCGGTATCGAGTTCCTCTCGATAGTATTTCGTCATGGTCTCGGTCGACATGCCGAGGATCTTGGCAAGCGTTGGCTGTGGCGTGCCGACAAGCGTATGAAGCTGCACGACTTGGGCGATGCGCTCGTCTCTGCCTATCGGAGGTCGGCCTCCTGGGTGCTTGGGTTCGTCGGTCATTTGGAGGTTATTGGTTGGAGCCATTGATCAATCACGGCGCGGGCAACTTGCTCAGTCATCTTTGGCGGGACGCTCATGCCAATCATGTACTTCCCGATTTTATCAGTTTTGGCGTGATAGTCATCGGGGAAACTGCCGAGGCGTTTCCATTCGCGGAAGGTGAGCGTTCTTGGTGAATCCCAGTGGTTTATCATTTCATGCGTAGCAGTTAATGAATTGGCCGGAATCAAAGCATGTAGCTTTTTGTGATTCCAAAGTTTTTCTTTCAATCCAGCTCTGACAACGGCATCCGCGTATTGCTCACCCTGTTTTGTCTTTGGCCACCAAATCAAGTCCGTGTTGGAAACGTGACGGGTGTCCTCATTTTCTTTAGTCGTTAGATTTTGAATATCCACGCATGATTCCGCTGGTCCGATCCATCGATGTGTTGGAGCAAGCTTCAGCGGCAGTGCTTCAATGTCATCCCGGATTGCTACAAAGAAAACTCTCTCCCGACGCTGCGGAACTCCGCAATCAGCAGCATTCAGCAGGAATAACTGTGGCCGATAGCCGATTTCACGAAAGCGTGCCATGACCATTTTTGTGTAGCCCTTGGCATTGCCGAGGATCATGCCCTTGACGTTTTCGGCAATTGCTACACGAGGTTTCAATCGCTCTACAAGGTCAAGATAATCAAAAAACAAATCAGACAGCACCTGCTTTGCTTGGCCTTCTCGAAAGTGCTTGTCTTTCCCCCATGCCTTCTCTCGGCTGCCAGACATGCTGAACGTCGAGCAGGGTGGAGAGCCGTCGAGGATGTCGAGCTTGAAGAGTTCTGGCGGAAGATCAGCGGTCAGCAGATCACGAATTGGGCAAAGAAAGTAATTCGGCGGATTGAGGTTGCGCTTGTAATGCCATGCCATCTCAGGGTCGATGTCATTTGCCGCAATGATCTCACATCCTGCGCGTTTGTATCCCATGCTCGATCCGCCGCCACAAGCAAAGGTGCTCATTACCTTGATGCCATTCTTTGGCACTGATGCAAGGTCAGTCAGGTTCCAGGCGCAATCAGGCTTATTCATCGAACTCGAATCCGCACTTTGGGCACCTATGATCCATTGCATATTCGTCGGGATCAATTTCTTTTGTGCTGCTGTCAGGCTCTGCCATGTTCGGTTCATCAAAAAGTGTGGTGAGTTCTCCGATCTCAAAGCCCGTCAGCGTCAAATCGAACTTCTCTGTATCGAGGTCTTTTAGCTCAATCTTCAGCAACTCGGTATCCCATCCGGCATTTAGTGCGATCTTGTTATCCGCAATTACGTAGGCGCGGCGCTTTGCGTCCGTGAGGTTCTCCAGAACGATGCACGGGGCTTCGGTGATGCCTAGCTTCCGGCCCGCCATGACTCGCCCGTGGCCCGCGATAATGCCTCCCTCGGCATCGATCAGGACGGGATTGGTCCAGCCGAACTCTTTGATGCTGGCGGCGATTTGCGCCACCTGGGCGTCGGAGTGAGTGCGGCTATTACGGGCGTATGGGATAAGAGACTCGATGGGGCGGTAGGTGACTTCCAGCTTGCTCGACTTCATTTTTTACCATCTGGTCAAAGTTTTGTTAATTGCGAAAAACTGCAATCTTGCGGAAAGTAGCAATAAAAAAGCCCCGCCACAAGGGCGAGGCCAGTTTCTGCGGCAGGGAGGGAATGCGCCGCAGGGGGAGTTGAATCAGGATACGCGAGTCACCTTGATGCCGATTACGCCTTTTGTCATCACCTGTTTGCAAGTGAAGCGGCGTGGGCGGTGAAATCGGCGTGCGGTATTTTGGAGTTGGGTTGATGTGACGCCGGGAGCGAAGAAAGATTCACCGACCTCGACGGAGCGCCACGGGTATTTGGGTGGGCGTCCTGGTGGGCGGTTGTCTGGGATCGAGAGGTAATGAGGCTGGATCATGGCGTCACCAGCAGGAATGCGTAGGTGAGGGCGTAGATAGCGAGGCAGAAAGCCGCGACCTTGGCGATCTGAGCAGCGAGAAAGATATAGGCCATTAGCGCACCTCGAAGAATGACAAATCGAATCCGTAGTAGGATTCTGCCACAACCTTCCCTGACAAAGCGTTAAGGCTGGCATCGACGGCCCAATCATAGGGGCCAGCCTCGAAGCAAACGGACCAGCAATTGGTTTGGTCGTGGTGGCGCGGTTCGCCGGGGGCATGGATGGCGCATTCGATGTCTGGCTTCATGCCGTCTGCGAAGGCCTTGGCGCGGCAGAGCGCATAGACGGCAAGGGCGGCGGCTTGTGGGCTCAGAGCGGTATTGATGGCCGCTGTAACGAGGATTCTGAATTCGGTGTCGGTCATTGGGGGTTCCTCCTTGGGGATGGGTGGGAGGGGCCGAAGCCCCTCCGGTGTTAGGCGACCAGTTCGGCCCGAAAGTTGGTGAGATCGGCGTGGCCGAAGGCGAGCGCATCGCGCTTGGCGCGTTCGATGCCGGCTTCCGGCGACTTGCGCCAAGTGAAGCATTCCAGAACCGAGCCATCGGCGCGATCAGCGAGGATGCGGTAGGTGGTTGCGGAAGCGAGAAGCATGTGGCCCTCCGGGGCTTTGGGCGCTGGCGGGATTGCCGCGCTCTCTCTATGCCACCACCATACCAATCTTGCAGATTGTTGCAAGCGGAATCTTGCAGATTGGGCCTTGGGATTTAAAAGCATATTAAATTCCGGCCAAAAACCCTATTCCGGCGCGAAATTGGCCTTTGCTTTCAGTGTCTTAGCCTGTGCTTGGGGTAATTAGAGTATTTATGGGTACGATTTCGAGGGGTCTGGGATGGGGTCTCCCTGGCAGGGGGTGCCAGAGACATGGGAGAGAGAGTGTGTACATAAATGGAAAAAAAGAGAATAATACTATCTTCTTCTTAGAACAGTAGTGTTTGCTAGGGTTTCTTCGATTCTTTTTTGGGGACAAGCCGAGCATATAGATATGCACCCACAAATGCGTGCCCTCTTGGAACCCCCCAAAGAAAAGGCCCCTT